TGCTTCACTGTATGCACAACCTAGCGCAACTCCTACGGCATTGACTCTTTCCCAACTGTCTACGGTTGGAAGCGTGAGTGCCATTGCTATATCGGGCAATCTGTTGAACGTCGAGGCGATCCCAGCGTTCGGCCAAGATGATGCCGTTGCATCGTTTACCGTAGCCGGTTCGCGTCAATCGGACAAAATCCCAACGCAATCCGCACCTACTTCTTTGTCGATTACGGCGGCATGGAATCCTTCTGATACCGTTCTGTTGCAGGTTCGGACTGATGCCTATTCGGGCATTACTGAGCGCACTTATGTTATCGCTGCGACCGATGGCACCAATATTATTTATTACGCTTTCAATGCGCGTGTGAGCGAGTTTAAGATTGACGCGCAACCTGGTGCGGAAGCAAAGGCTAATTTCACCTTGCATCCGCGTGGCAATCTTTACGGCTGGTCTAACAACGCTTAAGGACTAAAATCATGGCTGCACCGAATAAAGTTTTACCCGGCTTTTCTGCATCAATGTGGATGCAGTCAGGGGCTACGCCGACTGCTTTTACTACCGCGAACCTTGCGGTGTGGACTGGTCAGGTTGCAACGATCGTAGGCACCGCGGCTAACGGCACTGGCGCTTCTGGCACTCAGTTGAATGTCGAGGCTGTTCCTGCGTTTGGTCAGGATGATGCTGTTGCTTCATTCATGGTGGCTGGTTCGCGTCAATCGGACAAAATCCCGACGCAATCTGCCCCGACTTCGCTGTCGATTACTGCTGCTTGGAATCCCTCGGATGCTGGTTTGTTGCTGATCCGTGGCGATGCCTACAGCGGCGTTATTGACCGCACTTTCGTTATCGCGGCGGTTGATGGTGCCACTACCATTGCCTATGCGTTTAATGGCCGTGTGAGCGAGTTTAAAATTGATGCTGCGCCGGGTGCTGAAGCTAAATGCTCATTCACAATTCATCCGCGTGGTAATCAGTATGGTTGGAGTAACACATAATGAAAGTTGATGAGGCGGTAGAGATACTGACTTCCACTTATCAAAGCCTCGATGTTGTGGCTATGGGTTTGACCGTTGATGCCGCTGAAGTAGATTCTGCTTTGGCGGCAGCGGAACCAGATTCTGCTGAAGGCGTGGCTTTGCGAGTGCTGGCAAAATACAATCCTTATACAAAACCCACTATAAAATCTAATGCCAAAAATACAGAACAGCAATGATCTTCTTGAATACTTGATAACCCAATCCGGTTCTGGTGCAAAGAACTGGTTTGGGTTTCAACAACAAAAGATAGCAGGTATAAACTTGGCCTATGAAATGGCTAAGAATCACGGCAACGTAATGGAACCGGATGAAATTACGGATTACGTCTGCCGGTTGAATGATTCAATTTATAAAAAACTGATAAAAGGTGACAACACATGAGCATTTCCGCTACGCTGAAAGTTAATGATTCAATTCGTACCAAGACGTTTGAAATGAACGGGCATACCTTTAAGGTTAAGGTGCCGTTGGGTAGCGAACTGGACGCCATTAATAAACGAGTTATTAGCCCGACTCAAGAGGCTATTGACGCTCGATTTGAAAAGATGAGTGCCAATCTGAAGGATGCCGATATTGAGGGCATTGAGCGTAAAGATGGCGATATTATCATCGACGGCAATTCAATTAAAAAAACGGTTACTTCTGTTTTGCAGATGGAAACCAAAATTACGGAATACTTCAAACTTTTGATTCCGGAAGAAGGTAGTCTTGCTGAAATTACCTACGAGCAGATTGACGAAGAATTCCCTTTGCAGACGCAGTTTGAATTTCTGGAAAAGATCACTGAGGTAATTCAACCGAATTACAAAGACGCAAGAAAAAACTAACTCGGGGTATCCACGAACAAGCCAGGGCGTATATTTACGCTCATGGTGGATGCCCCGAAAACATACCATCGGATGACATGAGAAATATTGAAATAATGATTAACGATGGTATGCTCGGCAACAAGTCTATCCTTCTTGCCTTGAGTGCATTAGCCACTGGAAATCTCAATTCCAAGCTACGCAAAGATGCCCGGCCATACAGGATGCAAGACATTCTGCCGTTGGCGCACGAATACATTGTTCCAGAGTTAACCGAAGCGGAAAAGGCTGAACAGGCCAGCCGTTCATTACTCACGTTCATGGCAATGGCACCTAACGCGCCCGAGGTTTTGAATGGATAACATCAGCATAAAGACTGAAGGTTTTGCTGAGTTTGAGGAACAGTTAAAAGCTATGGCTGAAGGCTATCGCGCTGATTTGGTGGCTCGAAACACGCTAACCAAAGCGGTTAAAGTAGCAATGGAACCTGTTTTGCAGACCGCTATTAGCCTTGCTCACTATGGCAAAAATAATAAAAGCGGTATTCACATGAAAGAAACTTTAAGGCTGGATGCCAGGATTCCAAACCAATCAGATCATAATTCAGCATTTGTTAAAGATACTGATGCCGTGATAGGTGTTGTATCTGTAAAACGATCTGCGGTATCTTTGGCTAACGAATTTGGAACGGCTAAAATGCCAGCGTATCCATTTTTAATACCTGCGTTAGAAAGAAATTTAACGATCGTATTATCGAAGTTGAAGAATGAATTATCGTGGTTAATACCTGCTTACGCCGCAAAATTGAATCGTAAAAGGAAATAGCAATGGCTGGTCAATATGCTGCTCGATTAGGGGTAATGCTCGGCTTGGATATGGCCGAATTTAGCGCGGGTGTTGATAAAGCGATTGCTGAAAATAAAAAATTAAAAGTAGTTATTGAAAGAGAATCAAAAGCCGCCGCTAAAGAAATAGATATTCTTACATATGCCATAGAAGATTATGGCAAAGAAATTACTAATGTTACAAGAATTGAACGTGAATTTGGTCAAAATGGAAAATATGCTGCTTTAGCGGTTGCTGGCGCTACTGTAGACCTTAAAGAAAAATTACTTGCTAAAGCTGCCGCTTTGGATGCTGTCGCGGTTGCTAATAAAAAAGCAAATGAAGCGTCTGCTAAAAGTATTATTTTAGATAAAGAAACAAAAACCGCAGCAAAAGAAATACAAAATATTTCATATGCTATTCAAGATTATGGAGTTGAAGTTAGTAATGTTACAAAAATTCAACGCGAATTTGCCGAGGGTGGAAAATATGCAAATTTAGCATTATCTACTTCTACGGTTGAGCTTAAAAATCAACTTTTATCTAAAGCTGCTGCTTTGGATGCTGTTGCTGCCGCTCAAAAACGGTCTAACGATCTTGCTAATGCAAATATAGCAATAGAAAATGCTTCAAAAGCGGCTTTAAAAGATATTCAAAATTTTAAATACGCCATTCAAGATTATGGAAAAGAAGTAACGCAAGTAATAAAAATCCAAAGAGATTTTTTAGAAGGTGGAAGATTAGCAAATGCTTCAAAAGAATTAAAAGCTGAATTATTAAAACAAGCTGCCGCTTATGATGCAATAACTATTGCTGCCAAAAAAACTCAAGTTGCTCAAATAGAAGGTTTAACCAAACAACAAAAAATCGGCGTTGGTTATCAGATGACCGACATTGTGACCGGGCTTGCTGGCGGTCAAAATCCTTTTCTTGTATTGATCCAGCAGGGCGGTCAATTAAAAGATTTGTTTGGCGGCGTTGGTAATGCGTTTAAAGCGTTGGGATCATACATTACGTTTATAAATGTTGGCGTAACTGCTCTTGGTTCTTCCATTGGTGCGCTTGCCTATTCATATTATCTTGGTAGCGAAGAATCCAAAAAGTTTAATAACAATTTGATTCTTACTGGCAATTATGCCGGTATTACATACGATAAATATAATGAATTAGCGGCTCAAATAGCAAAAACTGGTCAAATAAGTGTTGGCAATTCTAAAGACATTGTTAGCGCATTAGCGTCATCTGGTAAATTTACAGAATCAACATTTGCATCTGTTGGCAAAGCTATTGCTTTAGTTTCTAGGCTTAGTGGGGAAAACGCGGATTCTGTAGCTAAAGAGTTGATTCCTGCTTTTGATGGTAGCGCACAAGCTGCGGCATCACTGTCCGAGAAATATCATTTCTTAAACCTTGCTCAATACAAGCAATTAGAAATATTAGATCGGCAAAAAGATAAAGAATCCGCAATTAAATTAGTTGCTGATGCTTTGTCAAATAGTATTGATGAACAAGGTAATAAACTTGGATATTTAACTAAAGCATGGAATTTATTTAAAGATACTCTTGAATCATTTAAAGGCATTGGTGCCACTAGCCTTGAAAAAGATTTGGCTAGATTAAAAGAAGATTTAAAGCAAGCAAAAGAAGGCACAGATTTTTACAAACAAACTCTATTAGAAATAGAACAATTAGAACAAAGGATAGAAGATCGTCGAGCTAAAGCAATTGTATCTAATGCCGAACAAAGAAAAACCGATCTTTGGAAAGCGGCTGGCGGCGAACAAAAATATAACAATCTTAGATTTGAATTAGAAAAAGAAGTAAATGATTTAGTTCACCAAACTCGCATGGTGGGCCTGGATGAACTCGCCCGTATAGAAGAAGAATCAAATAAAAAAGTTGCAGAAGCAAAAAGAAAACAAAACCAAGCAAATTTTACCGAGAATTATCAATTTGCATTGCAAAATAAACAAATATATGAAGTAACTGAAGCGGCTATTCTTGCTGAGAAAAAACAAAAGCAAGAGGAATTGCAAGCGCAAGAACGTAAAATGTTTTATGACAGAATGAGCAATGATCTTCTAACCATAGAAATTGAAGAAAAGAAAGCTGAATTATATAAAGCAAATGTAAACACGACTGAAGAAGATGTGCAAAAAGCAATTACTATGCTTCAGTTGCAAAAACAAATTAGAGATGTTTATGCTTCTCGTAAACTTTCTATGGAAGAAAAAAATGCTTTAGTTGCTGAATTTGAATTAATGGAAAAGCGCAAAGAATCTGTTGCTGGCGCTAATAAAATGTTTGAAATGCAACGTAATAATCAACGCTCAATTGAAGATCAATTAACCAATACAGAAAACTCATTAAAACTTGAGCGTGAAAAGCTAAGAATTTACGAAAAAGATTTACTTATTAATGAAGCAGACTACAACATTGCTGTTCAACGATTGCAGACCGAACAGGAAATAGAAAAAATCCGCGTAAAAGTGGCGCAAGGTAAACTCAGTGGTGAGCAAGGAATTGAGGATATTGCTCGATTGGAAAGAATCCAATCTGAACGAGAGGGTATTGATAGTTTGGCTATGCGCCTTAAGATGCTGCGCGATGTAAATCAAGTCGTATTTAAAGACATGGAAGATGCTATAGCCAATTTTGTTAAGAATGGCAAGTTTTCATTTAAAGACCTTGCTCATTCAATGATCACGGATTTGATTGCGATTTACGCAAAGGCGCAATTCCTTCAAATATTTAATTCTGGCAAAAGTTTCTTGGGCGGTTTGTTTGGTGGCGGCGGCGGTGGTGCGCCCCCTTTGGTTGGCGATTTCCCCGCATCTGTTCCGATGGCGGCTAACGGTGGAGATATTAGTGGCCCGACTATTGTGGGAGAGCGCGGCCCCGAACTATTCATTCCAAAAGGCGCAGGAACGATCATTCCCAACAACCAAATGGCAAGTGCTATGGGTGGCCCTCAGATCACCTACAATGGGCCTTATATCGCTAACATGCAAGCCATAGACACACAGTCTGCCACGCAGTTCCTAGCGCGTAACAAGCTGTCTGTGTATGCCGCAAATCAATCCGCATCACGCTCTTTGCCGACGAGTAGATAATGAGCCTTAATAATATCCTAGCAATATCCGAATCTGTCGGGATAAACGATCAGAGATTCATAGGCCAGGTTCTAAGCCGAAACCAGCGGTTAAATACTTCTGAACAACTGACCGTGGTGCCTTTTGCTTTTAACATGAAGCCGATGAATTATCTGCTTTACAGTCAAAATCGGGAGTTACTTAGTTCTTTGCGGGTGCCGGATAAAGCAGTTGAGCAATACTTAAACTTTGGCACTACCGGATGGAGTAACTATATTGCGTATCAAGGTGATATGACTTCTGGTCAAATTTCATCATGCGCGTGGCAAACTTCATCGTCAGGAACTAATTTAGTACTTGGTTCTTTGCCTTCAATTTCTAGCACTGCTTACATTGTTAAGGTGGGTGATTTTTGCCAAGTTGGGCGATATGCCTATATTGCTACGGCAAGCGTTCAGCGTGGCTCGGGAACGACAGTAACAATCCCGGTGCATCGGACATTGCTTACGACCTTAACTAGCACTGTTTCAGCGGTTATAGGGCAATACGGAACTACGCAATCGCTCGGCGGTAGCATTTACACTGGAACGACTTTTTGCGTAATCCTGCGTAATTACCCGACATACACTTTGGTTCCAATGACAAACGATTCATTTATTCAATGGTCTGGTGACTTCAGTGCTTTTGAGGCAGTGCTATGAATGTCATTACTCCTGTTGATGGCACAAATAATATCCGATACGCGGATTTTGTTCGCGTGACTACGGGAACAACGACATATAGATTTGCCACAACACCGGCACCAATGACAATAACTGCGGTTGACCCTTTGCCGTTTAATGCTGTTGGGCCATTAATTAAAGTGGGTAGCGCACAACGAGACATTAAGAGTACGGCAAACGAAACTACTTTTACATTGGTTGGAATTGATACGGCAATGCTCGGTTGGGTTCTTGGTCAGAATGTTAAGGGCGCTCAGATTGAGGCATGGCATGGTTTCTTTAATACCAATGGTGCGTTGATTACGACCGGGGGAACCGGTGGCCTTTATCAATTCTTCAATGGTTATATCAATTCTTTTTCTATCAACGAAGAATGGATGGAGGAACTACGGCAGTTTGTCGGCACGATTACTGTTAGTGCCTCTTCGATTCAGTTAATCTTGCAAAATCGAACGGCAGGGCGCTATACCAACGATAATTCGTGGCAATTCTTCAATACTGGCGATAACAGCATGAACAGGGTTGCTTTCATTTCGACTATTAATTATTACTTTGGGAAAACCGCGTGATAAGACAGGCGACAAAATACGACAAAGATCAAATAAAAGAACTGATGTTGATGTTTAAAAAGGAAAGCCAGATTCAGCAATACCAAGACATAGAAGAATCTGAGTATTGGCACCGGTTAATCGACAGCATTCTTTCCGGTCAGGGCGTGATATTTATTAAAGAGAATGTTGGGCTGATTGCGGGTATAGTCTTTCCGACGATCTGGAGTGACAAGATTTATGCTCTGCATGAATTGGCTTGGTATGTAAAACCTGAGTTTAGGAATACTACCGCAGGGCATAGATTGTTGAGGGTTTACATTGATTATGGCAAGCAGTTAAAAGAATCGGGCAGGATTTCTTTTTTTACGTTATCAAAGCTGCCTAGCACCAAGATCGACTACGCAAAATTTGGATTTTCCAAGATGGACGAGAACTGGATACAGTAATGCTTAAACTTTTTGCCATTCTTTGCGGGTTAATGATTGCCTCTCCTGCCTTTGCGGTCGGATCAATTATTGCTGCTGCGATATTTGAAGTTGCTGCCGGAACAGCATTAACCGGATGGGCTTTAGTAACTGCTTTTGCAATAAATATGGTTGCTTCTTCAATCATAGCCAAAGCATTTTTTAGTCCGCAACAATCCGCAAATGAACTATCTGGCAATTCGCCTAATCCTGGCAATCGAACTCAAGTTCCACCAGCTACAGATAACAAACTTCCCGTAATATATGGTTCGGCATGGGTTGGCGGCATCGTTACCGATCTGAGCATTACCCAAGATAATCAGACTCTTTATTATGTTATGGCTCTTTCCGAAGTGACCGGAAACGGCGCAGACACAATTACTTTTGGTGATATTTACTACGGTGGCAAAAAGGTAATATTCAATTCAACAAATTTATATAGCGTAGATTCCCTGCTTGATGAATCTACCGGAAACAGTCAGACAATCAACGGCAACATTAAAATTTATTTGTATAAAAATGGCAGTAATTCACCGGTAAATTCCAGCACTTCAGCAATATCATTAATGAACAGTTCCGGCTTGTCCTATACTTGGGATGGCAATAAATTAATGACGAACTGCGCTTTTGCTATTCTTGTTTTGACTTACAACCAAAATCAAAACATTACCGGTCTTGAGCAAACCCGTTTCCAGTTGACCAATAGCCGACACAAGCCCGGAGAGTGCTTTTACGACTATTTGACAAACGATGTATATGGCGGTGCCATTCCTGCCGCGCAGATTGATACGGCCAGTTTAAACACGCTAGATGCCTATTGCGATGCTTCGTTTACATACACAACTTATTCCGGCAGCACTTCTACTCAAACTCGTTTTCGTTTTGATGGTGTCGTAGATACAACTCGCAACATCATGTCTAATTTGCAGGACATGGCTTCCTGCTGCGATTGTTTAATTAAATACAACGAGATTATGGGAACGTGGGGTGTTATTACTCAAAAACCCACTTACACCGTGGCAATGGCGTTAAATGATAGCAACATGGTTTCGGCTATTAGTATTTCACCGCTCGATCTTGCCTCAAGCTACAACGTGATTGAATGCAAGTTTCCAGATAAATCAAATCAAGATTCGTTCAATTCATCGACTTTTGATTTGGCGCAGATTGACCCTACACTGTTATTTCCAAACGAGCCTGTTAATAAACAGTCTGTGAGCCTTCCTTTGGTCAATGATTCTGTTCGGGCGCAGTATCTTGCAAACAGGATGCTGAAAGCAGGTAGAGAAGATTTGCAAGTGCAAGTGAATACCAAATTTGACGGCATCCAGTTAGAAGCGGGTGATATTGTTACTATTACAAATGGAAACTACGGATGGACTGCTAAAGAATTTCGGGTAAACAAAGTCATTGATGAATTTGCCGATGATGCTTCAGTAACGGCTAAATTGACGCTATCAGAATTCAATGCAGCGGTTTATGACGATGTGAGCATTACTCAGTTCACACCGGCACCTAATACCGGCATAGCCTCTCCAAACGTGTTTGGAACGATTCCGGTTCCGGTTGTTGCGGCTCAAAATACGACCGCTGCCATACCAAATTTTGTATTAAGTTTGACTGCAAGTTCTGTCGGGATTATTCAATATGCTGAAATTTGGTATTCAGCATTTTCTAGTCCGACTACGGCGCAATTAATTTTTGCCGGAACAACTGCCATTCAATCTAACGGGAATCCTTATACTCCAGGTGCCGCACTTCCTTCTGTTACCCTTACAAATATTCCATCTGGAAACTGGTATTTCTTTTCTCGGATGGTCAATAGTCTTGGTACTTCACCCTATAGCGCGGCAAGTTCTATTCTGCGGTGGAGGCCAAGCACTTTTCAATACACTGAGCGGTATTTGGTTGTTGCTTATGGCACCTCAAATACCGGCGCAGGATTTAGTTTTAATCCTTCTGGTAAAACTTATTACGGATTGTTAAATCAATCTAGCAACACTCCAAGTTCTACCGCATCGGATTACACATGGTATTTTGCTGATCCTGCTTTTGGAACTACTAATTATTTATGTTATTCAAACAGGACTAGCAGACGATTTAGCTTTGCCACCGGATTAGCTAATTATGCTGCTGGAACCGGTTACTTTGTTCCAACTCAAGCGTCAATATTTGACCCTACAATTTGGGCCGCATTGCCAAATGGCGTTAATTTTATAGACCTTGATTATGCAAGCGGACAAGTAATATCAACCGGAACTACAACGGTAGGCACCGGAGAAATTGCTGTTACAAATAATTCAAATGGACAGGTAATTGCTTCCCTTAAAAAATTTCTAGATTTTGGTGGCGCGTATACAAAAACCAGTTCAGTAGCAAATTTAACCATTGATATTTATGGTCGAGTGGTTGGTTTTGAAGTGCCGGATTCTTTCTACATTACTATTCAATCATTCACCGCAACTTCTGGTCAAACCGCATTTAGCGTAACTAGAAGCACTGGATACATTACCGGGCAATGTTTTGTATTTGAAAATGGCATTTTATTGGATACCACTGATTACACTGATTCAAGTGCTACGGTAACTTTAGGTGTTGGCGCTACAGTTGGAAATACAATCACCGTAATTTCATTTCGCAGTTACAACGCAACAAGTGGTTATTACGCTTCATTTACTCGCACTACGGCAACATTAACAAATGCCAGTTCTTATACTCCTGCACCTACAAGCGGATTTGAATTGATATTCTTAAACGGCACAATTGTTAATGAACAGGATTATGATATTGTTGGATCGGACATTACTAATTTTCCAAGTAATGCAAGCGGACTTTTAACAATGATTCAATGGTCAGCTAATAACTTAAGTGTCGCCAATGGAAACCCTGTTAATATTATTGCCAATACCGTAATAGGCCAAACAACATATTCATTCAGTTTTGATTCTAATGCTTTCAATCTTTATGAAAACGGTGTTTTGCTGCGATCTGGAACAGATTACACTACAGCAACAGGAACGTATACGTTAAGTAATACTCCCACCACAATCACTAATATTCTCGTTCAAGAAACTTTTGCTAGAACAGGTGCCGCATGACAATAGCCTTTAATCTTTCCCAATTAGCCAATTATGTTAATACATCTGGAAAATTGGACGCAGCAAATGGATTGGTCAATTCAACTCCAGTAGCTAACGGAGGAACAGGCGCGGCAACTTTAACCGCAAATAATGTGTTATTGGGTAATGGCACTAGCGCAGTTCAAGTAGTGGCACCGGGAAGTACTGGAAATGTGCTTACTTCCAATGGAACTACTTGGGCAAGTTCAGCACCTTCTGGCGGTCAATTTGCTTATAATTTATATACTTCTTCAAGCGGAACTTGGACTTGCCCCGCAAATGTAACTAGAGTTTTTGCCGTTGTTATCGGTGGCGGCGCTGGGATAAGTGCTAGTAGTGTGGGTTATTCTGGCGGCGTTGCTATTGGAGTTTATACTGTTGTTCCCGGCACAGGGTATTCTTATGTTGTTGGTGCTGGCGCTACAGGTTCGGCTACTGGCGGAACAAGTTCTTTTGGTTCATTTTGTTCTGCTACTGGTGGAACATCTGCAATTGCTGTAACGCCGACTTGCGGTATAGGTTCTAATGGAAATTTAAGTAATTGGTATATTACGGGTATTAATAATGTTGGTTTAGAAATATCACTTTCTGTTGGTGGTGTTTTTTTTGGTAATAATTTTTCCCATGCTTCTTCGCCAATTTGGACAGCCGCCACAGGATGGTTACCCGGTACTGGTGGTGATAGTGCTTATGGCGCTGGTGGTGTTGTATACTTGCAATATGTAGGATAAAACAAAACATGATTCGTGGCCTAGTCCGTAGACAGGTCATTAACCGAGACGCGGAGAAATCATGGCTAAATTTTCAAAAAACACGCTTACACAAGTAAGCGGTTTCGATAACCCTATCATTGCCGGTGAGTTGGTTTACAATCAAAAAACATTTTGGAATCTTTCCTTTGCTACAGATGGCACTCCTGTAGACTTTACCGGCGCGACCATTACCGCGCAGATTCTCCGTCGAGAAATTAGCGACCTGCAAGATACTCGATATGGTCTTACTTTCAATATTGCCGACTATACGCCCACACCTACACCGGTCACTTTAACGATTACCAATCGAAGTGATGCAAGTGGACTGTTTACGCTCGTAATCGACGAATCAGCATGGGGTGTTATCGCCAGCGATCCTGAGTTGAATATTGCGGTGAATAACTGCGTAGCTTTTTCGGGGCGCATTAAGATTAGTTTCCCTGTATCTGGAACAACTCCGGCAAATGATAATATTATTTTCCTCTTGTTCTTGGTTCGTTCTGACGGCGTGGTGAATTAAATGGGCATGACCGTTGATGTTATAAATGATAATAATATTAATATTGAGGTTACCCCTACTCCGGTTATTGATCTTGCGATTGATATAGGAAAGATTGGGCCAACAGGTTCGGCGGCTACAATTGCGGTAGGCACCACGACTACAGGCGCATCTGGAACAAGCGCGGCAGTTACTAACTCAGGCACCTCATCTGCGGCGGTGTTTAACTTCACGATTCCTCGCGGTGCCGATTCTACGGTAGCCGCCGGAACTACAACGACCGGTGCTGCTGGAACAAGTGCAACCGTAACTAACAGCGGAACTACTGGCGCGGCGGTGTTTAATTTCACCATACCCCGAGGCGATACAGGCGCGACCGGTACGGCGGCAACAGTTAATACTGGAATCACAACTACCGGATCGCCCGGAACAAGCGCATCTGTTACCAATTCTGGAACCTCATCTGCTGCCGTCTTTAATTTCACTATTCCAAGAGGGGATACCGGCGCAACTGGTTCAGCGGCAACGGTCAATGCCGGAAGCACAACGACGGGTTCACCCGGAACAAGCGCATCTGTTACCAATTCCGGCACTTCATCTGCCGCTGTTTTTAATTTTACTATTCCTCGCGGCGATACCGGCGCAACCGGTTCAGCGGCAACGGTTAATACCGGAAGTACAATCACCGGTTCGCCTGGAACAAGTGCATCCGTTACTAATTCTGGCACTTCATCTGCCGCCGTGTTTAATTTCACCATTCCTCGCGGCGATACAGGGGCTACAGGGCCGCAATACGGCACAAGAGTAGTTACCCTAGCCGATGCAACCTCGATCACGCTAAACGCTGATACGACGGATATGGGAACACAGGCAAATACTCAGGCCGCAGGAACATTAACAATTAATGCGCCCACGGGAACAGCAACCAATGGTCAAAAATTAATGCTTCGGATTAGTTCAACTAACGTGCAAACATTTTCTTGGAATTCAATTTTTGCTGGCTCAACTGATTTGGCTTTAGCAACGGCAACAAGCGGAAGCAGCAAAACCGATTATTTGGGTTTTATTTACAATTCAATTTCGACCAAATGGCAGTTAGTTGCAAAAGTATTTGGATTCTAATATGAAAATAGATTTTGTATTTAATACTAAATACGGTGAATTACGCGACAGTATAGAGGTTGACGAAACATTATCCGATGAAGAAATCGAAGCCATGAAACAACAGCGGCTAAACAATTGGTTAGCGGTAGTAAAAAATGGCGAGTAGATTTTGGGTAACGGGCGGCAACGGGAACTGGAGTAGCACGACAAACTGGTCTGCCACAACGGGCGGGGCTAGTGGCGCGTCTGCGCCGGGTTCTGCCGATACTGCCACATTCAATGCTTCGTCTGGTTCTGGAACTGCAACGGTAGATTCCAGCGTCACAATTCAGACTTTAACCTGCACCGGCTTTACCGGCACGTTGGCGTTTGGCACAAACACAATATCGGTAAATAGCACAGGAACAGTTTTTACCGGCGATACGACCATGACGGTCACTGGTACGCCTTTAATTATCCTGACCAACTCAAGCGCAACGGCAAGGACAATAAATCCGGGTCTTGTTTCTGAGGCAAATGCAATATCTTTTAGGATTACTGCGGGTACTGGTAATTTTACTATGACCTCTGCTAATACTAATGTATTAAATCTTGACTTTACAGATGGGGTTAATCCAACTGGTTTTGGTGGAAGTTACACATCCCAATTTCATAACGTATACGGAAATTTCAAAGCGTCTACTAACATGACGGCTAGTTCTGGAACGGGAACTTTAACTTTTGCCGCCACATCAGGCACAAAGACAATCAACACTGCTGGCGTAACATTTGACCGCCCATTCAATTTTAACGGTGTAGGCGGCACTTGGCAGCTTCAGGCCGCATTGACTTCTGGTGCAACTCGCACAATTACGCTTACCAACGGCACGTTGGATTTAAACGGGTATACAGTTACCTGTAATACTTTTTCAAGCAATAACTCAAACACAAGAACATTAGCATTTGGATCATCTGGAAAATTAATATTATCTGGCAGTGGTGGAACAATTTTTGCTGGTACCGTGTCAACAGGTGCATCCGTTACCGGCACTGCGCCTTTGGTGCAATTTAATTATTCTGGCGGCACCGGATCAAGAAATATTGTCATGTGGTCTTTGCCAGAATCTCAAGCCATTAGCGTTGAATTTCTTAATAACGCAACGGATATTGTTGTTCTTCAAGGTGTTACGGCAGGATATAAAAACATTGATGTTACAAATTTTAACGGAACACTTCAATTTGCAAATACGCCTCGGTGTTTTGGTAATTTGACATTAGGAAGCAGTCTTTCATCTGCGGTTACAGGAAGCGCTCTTACTTTTGCTTCAACCAGTGGAACCAAAACAATTACCTTTGCTGGTCAAACTATAGATGGGCCAATAATATTTAATGGTGTTGGTGGAACATGGCAGTTACAAGATAATTTCACGCAGGGTTCAACTCGCACATTGACGTTGACCAACGGCACAATAAATTTAAACGGTAAAACTCTTAGCACTGGAACTCTTCAAACCGCAGCGGGAACCAAAGATATAACTTTCAATGGTGGTTCTTTAGTCATTACGTCATCTGGAACAACCGCATTTAATAATGCTGTTCCAACAGGGTTTACAACAACGGCAGGAACCGGAACCGGCACTATCAGTATGAATAGTGCAAGTGCCAAAACTTTTGTCGGCGGCTCGTCAGTTTATAACTGCACACTGAGCAATGATGGTGCTGGTGCTTTAACCATTACCGGATCAAATACATTTAATTTAATTTCAAACACAGTAAGCCCGACCTCTTTTGTTTTTACTGCCGGAACTACAACAACCGTTTCTGACTTTACGGTAAGCGGAACTGCTGGAAATTTAATAACAATTGGCAGTTCTACAACGTCCTCCGCTACGCTTTCAAAAACCAGCGGAACGGTCAATGTTAAGTATTTGTCGATTAGTTATT